TGTGACTTGGGTTGAACATATAGAAATGCCCGCATTATGTCTACCTGCAAAAGTAATAAGTGTTCATGATTTAGACATGCCTAATCTTGGTGAAATGCCTAATCGTGAAGTTGTTGCATACTATGGATTAAAAATAATAACAGATAAGGGAGATATTATTATCGATTATCGAAATGATAGCAATGGTTATTATGGCGGCGATTTGTCGTGGCCTGATGATGATTACTATTACGGTGGAGTTTATAAACAAAATATCTCCGATGAAGTTTGGTTAGATGTTAGCCAAGATATTTAAATGTGATTAAAATATCGATCAAGCCTCTTTCTGTTAATGCTCTTTATTCTGGCAGACGGTTTACTACTAAGATATATCAGAAATATAAGAAAGACGTCGTGTGCCAACTCCCCAGTATGCGCCTCCCTAAGCCTCCCTACAGCATTTTCTTTGAGTTCTCTGTATCTAATCGCAATTGTGATTTGGACAACATGCTAAAGGGTATTATCGATATTCTTCAAGTCAAATATAAGTTCAACGATAATACAATCTATGAAATCATTTGTCGTAAGGCAATCGTTAAAAAAGGGCATGAAGGCATCGCTTTTTCGATAATCCATTTTGATTAGATTCAATCTATTTTATAACTCATTGTTTATCTTAAGAAAATAAATAGGAAAAACACTTGACAAACAGTTTTTTTAGCGTATACTGTAGATAACAGTTAGTACTTTCTAGCTGTTTAATAAAGGGATAATAAAAATGGATATTGACTTAAAAGCATTGTTTAAACAGGAACCTTCCTTGTTGATGGAACCGATTGATTGTGATTTAATTTGTCAACGTATTGAAGAATACGTTAGACTTAAAAATAAACTATATCTTGAGGGGCTTAATGTAACGCTTGAGGGTGATAAGGTATCAATTGATGTTAATCTTGATTTGCTTAATAAGATAACAGGCAAAGCAAATGCGGATAAAATGATTCAGAATAACCAGGTCGGTCCATTTATAAGAAAAGAGTCGACAAGCAAATGTGTGTTTTGTGGCAATATATCGAACTACTGGAAGTATGTCAGTTGTTTTGATGATATGAGAACTTATTGTTCTGATTGTAAAGAATCTTTTCAGAAAGACCAAACCACCAAGGAGATTTAAAATGAAACAAGTACCCTTTATTACGGATTTTAGTATTGGCTGTTTTCGTGTTGAATGTGATGGTAATGGTGAGGTTGTGATCTCTGCTAATAGTGAATTAAAAGATCACCGATTTATCAATTCATTCGCCATTAGTATTGATGAATTGAATGAAATATCGGATAGAGCATATGCGCATAAAATTGCTTTTGAAGACCAAGACAACGTCGATGTTGTCGATGAACCTTAAGGATTCGATTATGGATAATGTAAAATCATTAATCAATATTAATGTGTTTTGTATCTATCTAATTAGAATAGGTATAGAGCCCACGCATGTGCATAATTTTGGATTGATTCATCAAAAACGATATAATCGTGATTCGATTGACATGCCTAAGCTTGAGTCTAAAAACATGTGGATGGAATGTTTTTATGCATACATTCAGATGTTAAGATGTACTAAAATCGGTTTTAAAAAAAACTGGTTACTAGCTGATAAGGAGTTGAAAAATGATTGATACTGAAACAAAAACAATCACAACATACACGTGTGATGTTTGTGATAATGTCGTTGATTCTTTTTGCAAGCCTAGTTTAATTAGTGAAAATAATAGACTGATTAAAGATGCGCTTGATGATGAATTATATCCTGATGATATTTATAGGGTTGATTTAGTTGTATCTTCAAAAGAGAAAGCAACAAATCATGATTGGCGTTTTGATGAATGCATGGATTTGTGTCAAAAATGTTTTGATAGTATACAAAAACATCTTGCTGGTTTATCGAAAAAGGAGGGTTAAAATGACTCAGAAACAATCACGTTTTATACAATCTCAATTAATTGGCGCGGAAAAAGACATAAACGAAATTATAAAAACAGATAAAAATACAATTTCTGTTTTGATTCGTTCTTTAGATATTTATGCTCGAATTTACTATTATTTAGGGATTGATGAAATGGTATGCAATCATGAAAAAATTATGTCATACCTAAAAAAATTATCTCTTAATGATAAGGAAAATGAAAATGTTTGAAAAAAACTTACCTGCTCTATTTGTTAAAATAGAGGGCAATGTCTCAACAAACATCGCTGAATTTAAAACTGAAATTGATTCTTATGTAGGCTCAATAAATAAAGAGCTGGTGACCGATGAGCATTTTGCTCAGGCTGAGCTAGATGTTAAATTCTGTAAAAAAACCGAGCAAGAATTGGTTCGAGTCAAAGAGGCAGCGCTTAATCAATCTGTGGATATTAAACGTGCTATGGATATGTTGGGTAGCATGGGTGAAAATATTAGACAGGTTAGATTGAGATTAGAGAAATTAGTTAAGAAGGAAAAGGAAAATAGAAAAGATGCCATTATTAATGCTGGTGTTTATACTAACATCGATCAAGCTAGATTTTTAAATAATGTATTACAAGGGTTTTCAATACCTAGTGTTGATTACAACTCACTCATAAGTGAGGCTATTAAAGGAAAGAAGACGCTTGAATCTATGAATGAAGCAGTTGATGATGTTGTCTCGGAATGTATGAAAAGTGACAATGAAATAGCTGAGTTGATGAATAAAAATATTGAATGCTTGAATAAAGCAAAAGACAATGGATATGGATTCTTGTTTAATGATTTTGACCAGTATGTACACTTAGATAATGAGCATGTTGTTTTGATGATTATCAGTAGGATTGATGAGCATAAAAAGATAGAAGCTGAGAAAGAAAAAGTTGAGGAAGCAAGGCGATTAAAGGCTGTTGAGGATGCCAGGATTGAGGCTGTACGGTTGGCGGCTGTTGAGATAGCTAAACAGAAAGAAGCAGCTGAGGAAGCTATGAGACAGGCTGAGGCTAAACGAATATTTGATATTAAAAATGCAGAAGAAAAAATAAGAAAAGATGCTGTGCTTGAAGCTAGACAACAGTTGATGGTTGATAAGATAGCTAAAAGAGTTGTTAAATCTGTTAAGTTTGATTTTAAATCAGACAAAAAAGAAAGCGTGCAAAAGGTTAATTTCGATTATAATGATGACAGTTGGCATACCTTCTCTTCTGTTGACCTTGATGTTTTATTTAACAGTAGTGGTGAGATATGTATTAAACAAGACGGTGAAAATTATTTGCCAGGAGAGATTAATTTGACCATTAATTCGCTTAAAGAAATTCTTGAGAAAATGGAGAAAAACACTTGACAAACACTTTTATTTCGTGCTATACTGTATTTGTGTTTTATTATTATGGAGAATGAAAATGACATTGTATGAGTTTCAAGAATCGATTCGGCGAGATGAGAGCGATCCGCATATGGCTGAGCATGATAAAATATGGTCAATGTTTAAGATAGCGATAACATCAGGTTATAAATTTTCAGCATCTGAAAAAGATAATGTTTTATGTGTGCAATTTGAAGGGCAATCTGTGCCTTGTAATGACTTGAATCATGTGATTAATTATGTTCGATATCGCGACAGACATTCTGATAAATTTTCAGAATATGGAGAAGATCGGGATGATGGATTCGGGGTCGGGTGGGATAATGAATTTTGGAAAGGAGATTAAATAATGGCTAATGACTTAAACAATGTGATATTGTTGTTGGGAGATACTGGAACGGGCAAAAGCTCATCAGTTCGCAAACTTGATCCGTCAAAAACATTTTATATCAATATTAAAAATCAACCATTGCCATTTAAAAGCTCAGGCTATAATACATGTGTTAGTCAACCTGAATTCTCTGGGAATATGTTTGTACCTGATACCTCAGACCCCATGTGTTATCAGAAAATAAACAGTACGTTGCGATTCATTTCAGATAAGCAGCCACAGTTTAATTCAATTGTTATTGATGATTTTCAGTTCATCCAGGGCGAGGATTATATGAGAAGGTGTACAAATACTGTTGGCAGCGATGTGTTTAAAATGTATAAAGAATTAGCGCAACATCCTTTCTTAATTATTAAGCAAGCGATTGCTTTGCGAAAGGATTTGGATGTATTTATTTTAAGCCATACAGAAGAACGTGATGGGATTGTTAAAATGAAAGTAATCGGGAAAATGTTGGATTCAGTTGCTCCTTTTGAGTCATTGGTAAACATTGTATTGCATTCTCTTATAGTAGAAAATGATGGTGTGTTATCGTATAAATTTTTAACTAATCGAACTCAAACTTATTTGGCTAAATCGCCGATTGATATGTTTTCTGAGTTATATATTGACAATGATTTGCAAGCAGTTAAAAATGTTATTGGAGAATATTATGCAAATTGATCAAAAATATATTGATAAATTGATTGAAAATCTTAAAAAACAACAAAAAAATTCAGATACTGAGGAAGCGCATGGAATAGCGGATGACATGTTATGTGATTTTATTAATGATTTGGGGTATCATGAGGTTGTTAAGGCTTGGGAGGAGATTTCTAAATGGTACGCTTAAGGAGGTTCAAAATGAGTGATCAAATGTTAGCTTATATTGTGTATTTATTATGTGGCATTGCTTTAGGCATTCTTATATCGTCTTTTGTATTGATTCTTGGTGCAAATTATGTAATATTATTTCCGTTATTTTTAATAATTTGTGGTGTTTTATTGTTGTTTGTTATGATAAAATTAGCGAGGTTATAATGAATTTTTCAATTGGGTGTATAATGGCTATATTGATAGCATTTATTGTTATAGTAGTGGTTATATTTGAACCGATTATTATAATATGGTCATTTAATCAGTTGTTTTATTTGCATATAATCACTGGATTTAATACGTGGTTTGCTGTGTTTTTTTTGCAGGGTGTGTTATTTGGTGGTATAAAGTTCCCTGTGAATTGGTGGCATAAAGGTTAATTGGAGAAAATAATGCTTACTTTTTTTATACTATTCAATGTATTATTAGTTGTGATTATAATCTTGTCAATTATAGATTTTTTTTTCGACCGTAGTTTTAAGAAAAGAATTGACAAAGATATCTCTTTACTGTATCATTTGCAATCTGATAAGGATTTTTAATATGAAAGAATTTAATTTTGATTCATCGAAAACCCTTGTACTTGAAAAGGGTGGAACTATCCATCAATTAATCAGGCAAAAAAAGTTTGTTGAACATTATAATCGTGAAGGTTATTTTTATGATGTGAGTACTGTTAAAGCATTTCAGATTTATGACGATGGAGATCAGGGAGATGGTAAAGTTTTTATACTTCGAATTTATCCTGAACATGTTCGCAATGGAGCGATTGATTGGATTGAATCTGAGCTATTTGAAACTGCTGAGTTGGCGCGAACACGTATGGAATATTTGATAACTGTAATTAATAGTAATTTTGATGTTAATGAGTATGGTGTTGCTGTAAAAAAGCCCGTTCCGCCTCCTTCACCGGATGATTATGTTATTGATAAGAAGGGAATATGAGTATTAAAAACCTATTACAAGGTTGGTTAGGCGTGTCAAGCACTGATGCTGTTTGTGAAAAGTGTGGCGATGTTGGGGCAAGTGTTATGTCTTTTGGTCGTACATGTAGTGCCGATTCTAGTAGTAGTGGTAAAGCATTTTCATTCACTGTTGAAAAAACTTTATGTTATAAATGTGGAGTTGTGCAAAAACATCAAGACGCTAGGAATCTTGATTTTGAGGCAAAAGAAGAAAAGCAACGTCAAATGCGACGGGATGAAGATTATATAAAAGCACAAGAATATTTTAATGGTCGTGATGAAAAGGCTTGACAAGTGAGGGTTGTTGTGGTATATGTGTAATCCATACACTTATTAAATGAGTATTTTATATGCCGTCAGTAGCTTACATACCTACAAAAGAATTAGAACAAGAAGCCCTTTCTTGGGGGGAAACTGGTGGTGGTTGGTTGGCATTTGTTGAAGAAGAATTGGACATAGCCGAGACTGTTGCTAGAAACTATTACCTTAAGTTTTGGCGTAAAGGTAAAAATAAAACCATTAGAGAATCAGGACAAATCTACAAGGATTTGATTAAAAATAACTCTGATGATATTGAAAGTATCACAGACCTTCTTGATAAAATTGATCGCAGGCATCATCTTTGTAAAGTTGTTGATAATTATCTTAGCAAGCGCGGTGGCGAAGAATGGTCTACCAAACAACAAATAGAACAAACCAATGTGAATATAGAAGCGCCTAAAATGGACTATTCTAAACTTAGTGAAGAAGATAAACAAACGCTTATTAAGATTCGTTTGAAGGCTAAGGGGTGATATGAAGTTTAGAAAAAAACCAATAGTGATTGAGGCGCTACAATTTACTCAAGAAATGGCGGGATTTGTTACTGATTGGTGTGGCGGCACTCGAACTTATGAAAATATAAAGAACATATTAGTTTCTGATCTTAAATTACAGTTAATAATTAAAACGCTTGAAGGAGATATGATTGCAAATATTGGCGATTGGATTATCAAAGGCATTAAGGGCGAATTTTATCCAATCAAAAATGATATTTTTTTGGAAACTTATGAGAGGGCGGAAGAATGAAATATATTGTAGCTGATTTAAACAATATACAACTGACCGCAGATGATGGAGATATTATTATTTTTAAAATAGATAACAATGTCGATCAATATACTGAAGCTTGCTTTGTTAAAATAAAATCAAACAATGAAATGTGTTTAATAGCTACAACAATTGATTTAAAATCAGCGATTAATTTTGCAAAACGATACATTAAGCGTGACCATTAACCGCAGACGTACGGAAGGCATTAGTCCTTTGGTCACCCACACCCGCCACGCCACTTAACAATGCGCACCAGGCGGGTTCTTTTTCGCCAGCATACATGTTATTCCTCCTCGTGTGCTGGTTTTTTTATTAGGTACTTTATATGTTCAAAATAGGTGATAGAGTAGGTGCTATATTAGGCACAGACAAAGGTGATGAAGTTATTGACTTTTTAGGTTATGGAAATTATGACGGCGAACATGCGCCTGTTGAAGCTGTTGGATTTATGGCGGATTGTATAAATGACGCCAATAAAAAAGCTCCTGAGATAATTAAAAACCCAAGGATTAAGCTTGATTCTGGTAGTATAGTATATGGTTGCGAGTGCTGGTGGGGCGGAGCTGATGCTGTTAAAAAACACTTAGAAGGTAAAACAGTTAAACTGGTCGATATCGACCAGGTTCGTGAAGAGTATAAAAATGACCAAAGCAATTCTTGAATTTGATCTAAACGATCCAGATGATGTGGTTGATCATTTACGTGCTGTGAAAGCTCTTAGTCTCTGTCTGGCGATTCATGATTTTGATGATTGGTTGCGTACCAAGATAAAATATGAGGGTGAGGAGCATTTAGAGTCTGTTAGAGAGGCATTTAGTGAATGTTTGTATAATAATGCGATTAATATGGATGAGTTGTTGAGATGAAAATATCTAAAGAACTTGATTTTATCCCGAATTTTTGTCAAATTTGTCAAAGAGAAGGCATCGTTACTTATATTGGTCATACATATCCCAATAATAAAAAATCAAACCCAAAAAATGAAAAGCTCCCGCAAGGACACAGCTGTTCTTTTGAGCTTGAGTTATATCTTAATTGTTCAAATTGTGGTGATATGGTGTGTAAATCACGACTGTGGATTGATAGCCCCATTGTAAAAAAATGTAATGATGCAACTAACTGATGATGAGCAAGAAGAGAAATTTTTATGTGAAGATAGATTGTATTATTTTGTGCGTACAGCGTGGGATCAATTAGAGAAGATAAAGTTTATAGAGGATTGGCACCCTGAGCATATTTGTGATCATCTTGAAGCAGTGAATAGAGGGGAAATTTTAAGCTTATTGATTAATATTCCGCCTGGCATGATGAAGTCTATGTTATGCGCAGTTTTTTACCCAGTGTGGGTATGGATAAATGATCCTACCGAAAAATTTTTAACAGGTGCAAACTCTTTACAAGATTTAGCTATTCGCGATTGCTTAAGATCAAGAACACTCATTGAATCAGATTGGTTTCAGCGTCTTTGGGGCGATAAGGTTAAGTTTAGAGAAGACCAAAATCAAAAGGGAAAATATTATACAGACCAAGGTGGAATTAGACAGGCATTTAGTTTTGAATCAAAATTTATTGGAATGCGGGCTAATCAGATCATCATCGATGATGCAATGTCATACGATGAGGTCTTATCTAAGAGGATTCGTGAGAAGATAATAGAGAAATTCAATACTGGCGTGATGATGCGGTTCGATGCGAGTAAGGCAAAGAAGATTATTATCATAGGTCAACGATTACATACCGAAGATTTGCCTGGTTATTTGCTTAAGAATGATCCAGATTTTTATCATCTTTGTATCCCTATGCGTTATGAGCTTAACCATATCTATCCTTATCCTGATGATCCAAGAACTGAGGAAGGTGAGATTTTAACTAAGATGTATACAGAAGAGGATGTGACCAAGCTTGAGGGGAAGCTTAGATCAGCAGCAGCCATTGCGGGTCAATTTCAGCAGAGACCTGTACCTAAAGGTGGGCTTATATTCAAACGTTCATGGTTTAATTATTACAAGGAATTACCGACCGTTTTGCGTTGGATATCAAGCTGGGATACAGCTATATCTGAAAAAAAGTCCGCAGATTATACTGTCGGCGGACTGTTTGCAATATGTGAAAAAGGGTATTATCTTGTTAATTTTTTTCGTGGTCAGGTTGGTTTCGTTGAGTTATTGAAAGAGTTTAAGCTATTTTATGCACAACAACCAGCCAGCGCGGTATTGGTTGAGGCTAAAGCGAGCGGTCAACAATTGATTCAGATGTTGCAAACTGCTGATGATGGCGCGCATATCCCAGTCATTTCTATTATTCCGAAAGAGGATAAGGTATTTAGAGCAGAGCTTGCGTCTGCTACGGTTGAAGCTGGAAAGATATACTTGCCTGAAAATGCACCGTGGTTGAGCGATGTGATTGACGAATTAACCCTATTTCCAAACACGACAAATGATGATATAGTCGATATGTTTTCGCAGTTTATTAATTGGTGTAATTCTAATGCGGCCAACCGAATTCGTATTTATAGTTTGTAACTGAATCCTTGACAAAGCTTGCAAGTATGATATTATTATTTGTCAAGAGGACAGCCTATGGACAATCAAAATGAAGTTAAAATACGCGACATCCCTGGATGGCCTGGGTATCAGGCAACCTTTGATGGCCAAATTATATCTTATAAAAGTAAAGAGCCAAAGTTTTTAAAACCACAAAAAAAACAAGAGAGGATATTTATCCATCAATTTATATCAGAATGGAAAAAAAAATGTAAAAGTTCATAAACTTGTTGCATTGGCCTTTATCGGAAATCGTCCAATAAATGCAACAATTAACCACAGGGATGGCGATAAGCTCAATAATTGCGTAACCAATCTTGAGTATATTTCACAACGTGAGAATAGTACGCATTATACTTTAACTCAAAAAACAACTAGTGTATATACTGGTGTTTATTGGCATAACAAAATGCGAAGATGGGTAGCTCAGATTGTAATAAACAAAAAAGTATATCATTTGGGTTGTTTTAAGATAGAAAATAATGCGTATAACAAATACCAAACATGTCTAAATGCGCATAATAATGGACAACCAATTGCAGCATTTTTTGCTAAGCGTAAGTCAGTTAGGTTTACTTCAAAGGTAAAAGGAATTACTTGGAATAATTTTGCAAAGAAATGGCTTGTTAAACCCACTATTAATAGCCAGCGAATTCATATCGGATATTATCAGACTGAACAAGAAGCAAATATTGCTTTTATTAAAGTGTTTTTTTGCGTATTTTTTATGTTTTATTATTCAAAGATATAATTATGAATACTGACTTACGCAATAAATGCGCTGAATTGCTATATAAAAATAAACAAGAATTCATTCAGAGATTATTAATAACTCATAATAAAAATCTTGGTTATTATCGTTCAGGAGGTGATTACATAATATGTTCTACAGTTGTTTTTCAGTTAAAAAAAATACTTGAAAATTCTTATTCTGATCTTGACATTTACGAACGCCAGGAATATCTTGACAAAATTGATCTTTTTTTTAAGGTGATTGACAAATGAAAATATTTGGTATGAGTGAAAAAACACGGACACAAATTGCTTTTAACAAAGCAATGACTGACCTCGCGCATAAAAAAAGCTTGGCGCTTGATGACTTTTTAGATAGCTTTAATGCAAGTAAAGGTGGGTTCAAGAAGATCGATATTCAAGATATGTTTAGATATTATGAGTGTTGCTCTCCTTTATTCACAGCCGTGCGAATGATAGCTAGAGAAGGTGCTACAGTTACGCCTGTATTAAAAGAAAAAGAAACAGGGGATTTTGTTAAAAATCATGAGTTATTAACTTTCTTAGAGACGCCCAACGGGATGCAAACTTCTGTTAAATTCTATAGAGAATATATCAGTTTTGATTTGCTCACGGGTAACACATTTTTAACCGCAAATGGCGCAGTTAATAAGCCACCTTTAGAGTTATTTAATATTTCACCTGAAAGTGTCGATGGTGAAATTGACTTAGATGGATTTCCTAAAACATATACTGTCACACCACATGGCGGTTCAAAAAGTTTTATGTTTGATCGCAAAGAAGATGTTACTACGGATGGCATTAGATATTTTAATAAGACAGCTGATAAAGAATTATGGCACGCAAAACAGTTTAATCCTCGTCAAGAAATATTTGGTTTATCGCCTTTAACTGCGCTTTTTTTTGATATTAAACAATGGATTTCAGCCTCTAATCACAATATGAATCTACTTGAAAATGGTGGGCGTTTATCTTTAGCTATCTTCCCAGATGGAATGCTTTCTCAATCTCAACAAGACGATCTGTCTCATCAACTCAATACTAATCACACAGGCTCATCAAACGCAGGACGAACAATGGTTATGGAGGGCATTAAAGATGTAAAAGACTTAGGGCAAACTAATAAAGACTTAGACTTTTCAAGCGGTATTTCTAGGGTTTCACAGCAGATATATACAACACTTAATATTCCATTGCCTCTCATTGCACCTGAACATCAGAATTTTGCTAACTTTACCTTTGCCAATATTGCGTTATATAAGAACGCTATATTGCCACAAATATCTGATATGTTCGCTGAGATTGGCAGGTTGTTATTACCGAGATATACAGATGGCGATCAGTTCGAGTTGACGTTTATTGAGAGTGATATACCGGCCTTACGTCAACTTGAAGTGGACGCTGCAATGACCCTTAAAAACATAGGGGTTTCTAGTACTAATGAGATACGGGCTAAGCTAGGATTAGAAGAGGTTGATGGCGGTGATGAGGTGTTTATACCTTCTGGTGTAGTGCCATTGGCTGATGACATGTTTACCGATAATAATTTAGAGTTGCCACGTGTTAGTGATGGGGATGGTGATGTGGGTAAAGGATTACAGTTTACAAGTAAGGAAGCGTACGGTGAATTTGTTAAATTAATAACAGATGATAAAGGTGATTTAATGCTTAATACAAAGGATATTAATCAAATTCTACTGAGAGCAGAAGAAAGGATTGTGGATGCAGCTTAAACAGCGGGTTCCTTCTGCATTGCGTAGGCGGGCAGCAGAAGGAACCAAGAAAAAAATACGATTAGAAGCTAAACTCTCTGCAAAACTTCGTCGTTTCTTCTCTAAAATAGGCAATCAATTCCGCAAGCAATTGGCAGATGGTGTAGTGTTAGATGCGGCTGTCTTTGATGAAGAGTTAAGACGCATACTAAAAAATCACTACGTTAAAGTGTTTAATGCATTTTCTGGTACATTTTCTGAGACGTTAAAAGCTATTAATTTCGAGTTAGAAACAAAACAAGATGAAGATAATCAAGAAGCAATTGCACTGCTTACGGCTATTATTCTAGCCGCTGGTAATACCCCTAAAGTTCGGCGTGCAGCGACAAGAGCAGCAGAAGAAGCTGGTGGCATAATAACACCCGCAGGACAGGCAGCAGCAGAAGCGGCAGCTAATGCAGTGGCGGGTGGTTCAACTGTCAGTGAAGCAGTGGAGGCTGGGGCTATAGCGGAGCAACAATCGAGAGGAAAAAATGCGACAAAATTAATTGAATCAGCGGCAAGAAAAGTTAAACCAAGCAAGGTTGAAGCAGGAGTTCGGGTACAGCGCAATGAATTTATTGAAGGCGCGGTTACTAAACAATCGCAATTTATTTTGAATACAACACAGCAGGATTTGAATAAATCAGCAACTAACAGGCAAGCAGAAGCGATAGCGGCTATATCTGTTGGAGCCTTAATTACTAGGGCAGAAATGGCAAAAAGAGCGCGAGGTGATTTCAGAGATAAGACAATGAATCGTCCTGATTCTATAGCATTAGATCAAACTGAAACGGTTGCAGAAAAAGCAAAAGAACTTGATGCAAATGAAACAGTAGCTATTGTCGCAGGAGCAGCAGTTGTGATTAGCTCTATGAAGAAAATTTGGATTACGGTTGGCGATGACAAAGTACGTAATGCACATCAAGAAGCTGAAGGCCAAACTGTACCTGCAACTGAAGCTTTTTTGGTTGGAGGAGAGCAATTAATGCAACCTAAAGACACAAGCTTAGGAGCATCTGCTGGCAATGTAATTCATTGCAGATGTAGCGCAGAACGCTTTATTGACCTCCCAATTTAATTTAAAATTAATTTCAATTAATTGAAAAAAAGACTTGACATTGATAATTAGTTCAGCACACAATGCTTGCATATTCTTTTTATGTACAGATTATATCATGGTTGTAGAAAATCTATCGCAATTAATCCATCATGAAGATGAAGCTATTATTTTAGCCACAGCGCAAACTTCAAATATTATTGATTTGAAGGGATTAACATTGATTGCGATTATAACGCCCAGCGTATTAACGAGTACTAAGCTTACTTTTTCAGTAGCCGGCGAGGTAGCTGTTGGCGTGGACCCTTCAACTGTTATTTTGCCTTACGTTTCAGCGCCTGCATCAGGTATTATTGAATTGACGATTGCTGTTGATAATTATATCGGTCTTGCAGCGGTTGATTTTGCACCTGTTCGTTATGTTCAGATAAAAACTGATATGGTAGAAGCTGCTGATCGAGTATTTAAGCTATTTAGCAGACGCATTTCATGAGTTTATTAACGTCATTTTTGGCAGGTGGCGGTGACTTATTAGCAAATGATCGGTACGGTCTTTGGAAAATGACAAGTGCTTTTGCGGTTCCTAGAATAACTCAAGTGGGAGTTTCAAATAATAGATTTACTTTTGATACTGTATTGAGTGGTTCTTTTCCTGATTTTAATACAACCACACACAAATTGGTTGTAACTAAAAGAGGGATATATGCGCTGGGTTGGGATGGCCCGTTATCTGTGGTAGATAGTTTTGGTGGTGCTCATCGGGCTGCTATCATGCGAATCACAACCAATTCGATTGTAGGTGCTGCTGATTTTATAGGAATTCAGCAGGCAATTTCAACAACAGGGGCGTTTACTTCTGTTTTTGGTGTGTCAGGAACTACTTTTTTAGATGTCGGGTAGATGTCGGGGATGTTGTTGAGTTTGGTTTTGAATACGATGGTAGTGTTGGCTTAGGTTTTTCTCCAAGCACTACATTACGAATATTTTTGTTGCATATATTATGAGTTTATTAACTTCATTTTTAGTAGGTGCCGGAGAAGCTTTTAAAACGAGTGCAGATTTTATTATACTTGAGATGAGTGCTGATTTTGTGCTGGGTAATAATTTGGTACCCGCAAGCAATCCGTTTCCTTTAGATACAGTGGTAAATGGCACGATGTCAGGTTGGGATGATGTGAACTTTGAGTTTACTATGCCAACTGATGGATTTTATCACATGGAGTTTGTTGTGAGAACGGCAGGTTCTGACCCTGGCGGCGGTCGTCGTGACATGAATATTATAACAGATGGTATCACGACAGGGCCTGGAACTGCTAATCAAGTTCAGGCACTTGTCACAGGGATTACCAATATTTTCAATGTTGATGTGAATACATTTTTTTCACAAGGACAGGTAATCCGATTTGGTTTGAGGCAAACCAGTGGTGCTAGTAGGACTTATGATGATAACGGTACATATGCATCAATTATGCGTTCAGATATTGTAGTTTAATTTTTTTTTGGAGATTTATATGTCAAGTGTTTTAAATGATTTTGAGCCAACTAAGAGTGGCTCAAAAGATAATAAATTTACAATGGGCGGGACTGCGGAAACTGCTGGCGGTTTTAATCTCAAAAAGATGGTTTTAATCAACAATATAGATGATACGCTGATAGGCTCTTCTTTTGAAGGATTCGTTATACCATTTGCGGGTACACTCATTAAAGCAACTGCGTTTTTAAATATTACGCAAGGCGGCGCTCAGGATTTTACTATTGCTTTAGCAAATGGAGCGTCAGCCATGGCAAGTGGTACATTTAATTTTCTCAACAATGCCGTTGAAGGGGAGATTCAAGTAGCCACGCCAACAACCAATAATATATTTGCAATAGGTGATAACATAAGAATGAACAAGGGTGGAACACCTGCAACGGGCACAACAGTGACAATAACCTTTGAATTCTTGGTTGATTAATGAGTTAATTATGCAAACTAAATCCTTTGATTTTAATGTTGATATAAAGAGTATACATGAAGATGATGATTTTGGTTTCATTTCAGGTCATGCGGCAGCATTTACAACTGATCGAGGAAACGACAGAATCGAGCGCGGTGCATTTCTTGAGACTATAAAAGAGCATCAAGATCGTAATCGAAAATTCAGGATGAAATTTCAGCATTCTGATATGGATTTGATTGGTGGGTTTGATCCATTTAAGTTGTCAGAAGATGAACTGGGGTTGGTTGTTGGTGAGGATGGCGGTGAGCTTAATTTAAAAGTACAGCGCGCACGCGAGGCACATGCATTGTTAAAGCAACGTGTTTTATCTGAGATGTCTATTGGTTTTTTGATTCGTGAGGCTGATACTGATGGAGATATTCGGGTGATTAAACAGCTTGAATTGCTTGAGATTAGTTTAGTTGCAGAAGCCATGAATCGCGATGCAAGAATTACACAAGTCAAACAAGATAATAATGTGTTGACTATTAAAGAATTAAAAGAGATTTTATGTCGCAAGAAAAAGAGCGACTTAGAGAAGATTTTACGTGACGGTAATGCACTCTCAAAGAGTGCTGTTGAGTATATCGTCAGCCAGTTATATAAGCAAGTCGAACTTGCTGAGCCTGTCCAGGTGGACAAGCAGGGTGATCCTGCTGCAAAATTTTTACACAATGAGCTATCAAAATCGCTTGAGATTATCAAACGATTAGCAAAATAGTTTATTACTTTTGTAGAGGTCATTAAAATGCCAGAAGCTACTACTACTGTGCCTGCGCAAGCCGCAGCCAATCCTGAGATGGAAAAATTCATGCAGGATGTTAGCGAATTTCGTCAAGTGATGGAAAAATTAGAAGGCAAGACTGTTGAACAAGAAGTTGTCTTCAAAAAGTTTGAATCAACTATTGCTCAAATTGAAAAGATCAATCTTGAAAACACCAAGAAAGAGATGGAAGCTCAAAATGAAGTCAAAGAGCTTAAAGAATCTCTTGAATTGATTGAAAAGAAAATGTCTCGCATGTCTGTTGATAGTGTAACAACCCAACAGATAAGTGAACATCATAAAGTTTTTCAAAAGTATTTGGGAGTTGGTTTTGACAATCCAGCTGATTTAACGATTGAAGAGCGAAATATTTTAACGAGTAAAGAATCTCAAAAGGCATTGCGTACTGATATTTTAACCTCTGGCCAAGCTTTAACTTCTCCTGAGTTCGTTGCTGAAATTATCAAAGAAATGAAGGAAATTACCCCTGTATTAAGTTTAGTTAGAGTCATGTCAACCAACAAACCTTCTGTTCGTTTGCGTATTCGCCTCACTACCCCTACTTTTCCAGCTGTGGGTGAGACGGAACAAAATGCAACTTCACAATCTAGGTATGGCACTAAAGAAATCAAAAATGGTATTTTCCGCGGAACGAGTGAGGCAACTGAAGAGATATTGACGGATGCTGATTTTAATATTGCTTCTGAAATTACCATGGATATGTCAGAAGAGTTTGCGTTTCAATTGGGCAGAGGTTTCGTTTTAGGTAATACTGGCGAAAATGAAATGCAAGGATTTTTGAATAAGGCAGAAATTCAAACAGTTGATTCAGCTGGTGGTGATATTGATGCAGATGCTATCATTGAATTATTTGGTGAATTAAAGACTGTTTATAAACCCACTTATATTCAGAATCGTAGGACACTTTCTAGAATTATGCGACTCAAGGGCGGCGATGGTCAATTTCTTTGGCAGGTCAGTCTTGCAGCAGGAGCGCCTAATTTGCTTAATGGCCTTCCGTATGTTGAGGTTCCTGATATGCCTGATATAGCTATTGGACAAAGGCCGCTTGCTATTGGTGATTGGTTCAAAGCATATCGCGTTTTAAATGGTACTGGTATGACTATGTTACGTAATCCTTTTACAAAAGATGATGAAGGTATTATCAGGTTTACGGGTCGCAAGCGTCAAGGTGGCGCAACTGTTCTTGATGAAGCCATCAAGATTATGGTTATCACTTCTTAATTTTGGAGAAAAAAAATGGCTAGTTTTGATGATTCAAGTTCGATTTCACCGGTGATTGCTTTAGCAGTTACCACGGTTTCAGATAATACAGCACAAGTGGGTGCTATTATAGACACCAACGATTTCGAGTCGTTTACCTATTATGTGTTGACTGATACATTGGCTGATGCAGATGCAACTTTTGCGACTACTTTTCGCGAAGGTGATGATTCAGGTTTGTCTGATGGCACAGCTGTGTCTACTGATGACTTGGTTGGCAATGCTGATTTTGATTTTAATGATGATGATAGCATTAAACAGATCGGCTATGTGGGCAAGAAACGTTTTGTTGAGATGACTATTACACCTAGTAATAATTCAAGTGCCGCAACATTCCCGACATCTAAAAAAGTAGTTCCTGACACACCAAAAACAGAAGTAAACGCCCCTGTTGTTGAAATTGCCTGCTGAATTCCTATAAAATCAGCAGCACCTACAATCGAATTGGTTGTGATTCGCATGATAGCAGCCCGATGAGC